GGATAACCAGGCTTGAAAAGAACCTTATGATAATTATCATTCGGATCAAAATCATCAAAATACGGTGAAACGTTAAGATTGGTTTGCTGAGCCATAGTTAATTAGAACTGTAATATTATTTTGACATCTTCTTTTTGATTGGAAGATCTTGTAATTGATGGTCTGTGATCAACATAAATCATATTTCCAGAATATTTGTCAATTTCTGGATTAGAAACTCCCTTAGTAAATGTTTGACCAAGGTAGTAGGTTCTATTATTTATTGAGGTGGAAAGACCTGTGAATGTGGTGCTAATTGATAAATTAGAACTACCACCAACAATAGTTACATTACCACCGCTATCTGGGTCAGCAGTAAATCTTGTTGTGTTATAACCATAAATCGCTGCAGTCGCTGTTTGTGCAGTGGATACAGAACCTGTTGCAGTTATAAAACCAGCAATGGTTCTATCCTGCCAATACTTTAATACTCCAGTAGTCTGATCATATGCAATAACCTTTCCATATGCTGTAACACCTGTTCCTACAGTTTGTTGAATTAAACTATCAGGAGTAAATGTTACAGAACTGTATCCAGTTCCTGATAATCTCAATCCATATGCAGCACTTGCTTTATCTAATGTAAGCAACTGGTCAGAACCGAATGCTTTAGGATTTTCTATGATACCTATTCTAGCTATCTGGTTTCCTGTTATAAAATCTGGGTTTTCAGCGTCATTTTCAATTCTTGCATAAAGTAAAGCATTAGTTGCACCCAACTCTCTATAGATATCTGCACCATGACCACCTGGTGGTGGAATAATAACATCAAGAGTTGGTGGAGATGTAGGTGTTGGAACTGATCCAGCAGCTAAATCAACGTTACCATAAGTATATCCAAACCCTTCATTAGATATCGTGACACTTTCTATCTGAGCATCATTATTAACAACAACAGTGCACTCTGCGTTGAATCCATCACCTTTAATTGGAACTCTAGTATAAGTTTGGTTAGCAGTTCCTATACCAGTTCCTCTGTTCTTAACAACAACAATTTTTATTCCACCATCTGTAGCATTATTTTTAATAGCAGCGTCTGCAGCATTATCTCCCCAATTCAAAGGAACTGGCATGAAATCTGTAGAGTCAAACTTAACCAAGTCTGCTGGTTTAATACTATACAAATATTTCCAAATATATCCATCACCAGAAGTACCTGCTGCTCTTGGTTCTAAATCAGTGAATGTTGGTTCGTCTAGAGATGGTTTACCATCAGGTGTTTCTGGGGTTGTTCCATTCTGTAAGCAAATATAAACCCTAAAGTCACTATTAACAACAAAAAAGTTTGCAGTATATAATGATGTTCCACCAGAGTTTGGTGGTGCATTAGAAATACTGTAATCATGTCTATAATAATCGTATGTTGTACCTGAACTCCAATTTTGTTTTGGAACAATTTGTTTTACATCAGCAGAAGTTATTCTCTTAACAGCAAGCATAGTGTCATAATAATCGTTCATATTATTAAAACTATCAATGGGTGCTGGAGGAGCAGAATCCCATGTTGACACAATACTTGTAGGATTAGGTAAACCTACAAAAGCATAGTAAGAGTTAGTCGAAGTGGATACACCAGCAACGAAATTCTTTGCATTTAATATTCTTATTTGATCCGTTATGATTGCCGACATGAACTTTGATTACACTTTTTTTATTTATTTAGACGACATAATTCTCAGCTTTAAGAGCGATCTTTCTCTTAATCTGTGGGCCCGTCTTAATACCAGTGACACCATTGGTGGTATTAATGGTATATGCTTGTGCTATTTGTCTATCTGTTAGTTGTAATCGACCCCAACTATAGTCGCCAACAAATGATGTAGATAGACCTTGATTTAATGTAGAATAACCAACAGAGTTCTCTAATCCGTTCCAATCTAGAACTCTACAGAATACTCGTGTTAATGTTTCTGCTTGATCAGATCCAAACCCAACAGTTGTGACACCAACATGATGAGATACTTCATAGATGTTATCTAAAGCAGTTGTTCCTACACCAACGTAAGAACCAGCCATATTTAACGAAGTAACTCCAGCACCAAGGTTAGAACCAGTAACTGTAAAGAAGAATCCAGTCGTCAATCCACTAACTGAAACTGGGTCAGGGCTAGCGATTGCTTCATCTCTTAATGCAGAATCTTTTGGAATATACAAGTCAAATACAACCGCAGTTCCAATAGCAACTGCTTCACCATTTGCCCTAGAGATGTTTGAACATATACCAACTCCAGTGACAATACCATGATCTCCTTGATAAAGTTCAATGGTATTTTCTTCCCTAACATATGTAGGTTCAGAAATTAGAACCGCAGGAGGTTTAGCAGAAGTATATCCTATTCCAGAATTGACACCTACAGTAATCGCATTTACAACACCATTACTTATTGTAGCAGTTGCTATTGCTATGGTAGTGCTTCCAATACCAGCGAATCCTGTATTACCAATACTTATAGGTTGTTGTATTGTAACTGTGGGAGCAGCAATATAACCCTCACCACCATCAGATATTTCAATACTTGAAATTGTTCCAGCGATAGAAACAACAGCAGTGGCAGCTGCACCTGCAAGAAATTCATATTCAGAACTCGCATTAACAATTTGAATATCTTTTTGGAAACTTCTATCTACTGGGTTTTCATTTTTTGGATTAAAGAATGGTTTAGCATTATCAATGAATATAGATGTTGAACCAACACCAACAGATTGTATTAAATATGCACTTGGGAATAAATTAGGTTCATATAAAGGTCTGTCTTTACGAACTATTCTACCATCAATATACTTGTCTTCAATCTGTCTATACCATTTAACAGGTCTAGTTTCTGTTTCAGAGTCACCAAGACCTCTTTGATAATATTGATTAGTATCAACTTGGTTAGATGATACAACTTCAGAAACTGTTCTTGGGAATTCAACAAAAGTTCTTGTATTATAAGCAGGATCAAATCCTATTTGTAAGTCATCTCCAACTTTAACTGTTTCTACAATATCTCTATCTTTTACATCCTCACCACCAGTTCCTCTATAGAAGAACATATTCATAACATCACCTGCGTTTGGTGCTTCAGTAAATGTTATTGATCCACCACCATCAAATATGTAACCCTCACCAGGTACCTGTAAAACATCATTTATCGTAAGAATAATGGTATTTTTTACAACAATATTTGAACCGCTGGCTGCCTGTATCGCAAATGCTTCTTGTGCAACTGTAAGTGGGAATACTTTTCTAGTTCCATCAAATAAATTAGAGAAATCGTCAAGAGCTTGAAGTTCACCCATGCTCCACATATTAAATTCATCATGATGAACTTTATCTAATGTTAATTTAAATGGTTTGAATAAATGTGCATCTATCGGAATTGCGTATGATTCGCCAGGTGCACTAGCAAATGTTGGAACTGTTAATACTTGAGAATTCTTATAACCAAATCCAGTATTTGTTATTTCAAAATCAATTACGCGGCCACCAGTAGTAGCAACTCCAACCGATATATTCACTCTTGCCTGTGATCCACCAACACCTGGTGTAGATGCATTGTCATACCAAAGAGGAATATCTTGATATGGTAATGGTGCATCAATTATCGCAGTAAACGTTGATTGACCTGTTCCTACAGATGACGGGTTTTGAGTTCCTATACCAGGTATGGGATTGGTATTTGTAACAGCGATACTTACAACACGACCATTTGTGACTGCTGCAGTTCCAATATTTTGAATAATTGGAGTTCCCCCAGAAGTTGTTACAGCGATAGCGACATTAACAACAGTCGCTATTCCAACACCACCAATGGAAGCAGTTGATCCCATACCAACGTTACCAGGTCTTACCCTATAACCAGAACCACTATTACCAATACTGACTGCAGTAGCAACACCAATATTATTGAAGTGTATTGTAGCACCAGCAGATACTAATGGTTGATATCCTAATCCCTCACTTGATGCTACAGAAACGATAATACCACCGACTGGAACTGAAGCATTATTAACATCATTTGCAATAGATGATGCAGTTCCTGTAAATGTTATTGATGTAATTCCAGAAACCTCAGATAACGTATAATCATTTAATACACCAGCACCTTGCAATATTCCATTTACCATTACAATACCAAGGTTTGTTGCAATACCAGTTACATTTGATTTGTTTACCTTAAGATTAAATTGTTTTGTTTGACCATCAAATTGTTGGGATATATCGTCTATATTATAATTTGCATTATATGCTTTAGTATTCCCACCTTTGATACCAGATCTATTAAAGATTCTTCCACTAAAGCTTGAGGTGGTTGTGATACCAACAAAGTCTCTATCATTTGGTGGTGAAGTCGCTACACCTACTTTTGGTCTATTACCAATAGGTGCTGCAGCAAAATTAAGTGTGCTATCAACGATATTGTAATTACCAGACATTTTTTCAATAATATCATGATTTGAATGATTAAGAAGATCAGTTCCCATCCAATTTCTATGAACTCTAATCGCACTAGAAATACCAGCATTACTGACTGCTATTATCTTCATCATTTCATGAGTGGTAGCAGAGCCAACTCTAATAACATCCCCACTAAAGAATGACGTTATTCCAGAAGTAAACATAATAGTTTCACTTCTAGGGAAATCTGCACCCAATGATGTTGTAACTCCAGTTCCCACAATAGGAGTTTGAATCATATTATCAATTGATATTAATGCTCTTGTATTTTGATTTTTACTTATAAAACTATGAGACGTTCCAACACCAACCGAGGAAAGTTCTAACGGAACTGTGATAGATTTAAGTGCGTTTTCTGCTGTTGCTGCTAGTTTAACTACACTATCACTAACCTTAATGATAAAGACTGATGAAGGAAGATAAGTTACATTTGCAGGAGAAGTAGAAGGTGTTGCTGCAATTCCTATGGCATCACCTGTGCTTCCAATACCTGTAGTTGTGCATCCAACTATTGGTTGTGCAACAAAATACTCAACTTCTTCACCACTTACAAAGAAGTGATTTGGAATTGTAATTTGATTATTTGTAAGATCAACTATGTCAGTATCTGATGCGTCAAAATTAACTTTAAATATTTCATTATCATTTTCATCTAGTATAGGGAACTTAGTTCTAGCACCGAAGAATGTTCCTTCATAAACATCAAATTTAGTTTGAATGGATGCTGATTGAAGTTCAATATCTGCAGCAGCACTAGAAGTTTCAGTTGATTTAAGTGCATGAATAAATGTCTTAACTTCAACTGGTATATTTGCATTTGGAACAAATTTAATTTCTGAATCACAAAGACCATGGCCACCCTTTTCACCAGATATAGTTCCAATACCAGTTGTTGCACCAGCACCTGTTATGATATTTCCATATTCTGACATAAACACACGATTATCATCATCAACCATCATAATCTCTGCAAATTCGTATGTATCGTTCAGAGTGTCTTTAATTTGAACTATAGCGTATGCTCCATCAAACTCTTGAGTGTAACTACCAACACCCACAGGTTCTGGTGCAGCTGACGCTGGAATTGTGGTAGATTTAGCGATTAATGAGGCGTTTTTCAACGGTAAAGTTCCTACGCCAGTATATGATTCTGATGATATTCCTATAGTTACCGAGTTTATAAATGCAGTTACAATACCAGCGTTTGGTGTAAACCCAATTTGGATTTGAGCAGTGGTTCCAAGACCCACAACATGTGGTCTAAATGTTCCTAGTGGTTCAGCAGCAAGATTATCTCTTCTATTATGAATTGTTAATTGACCATATTGCTCAAAAGCTACAGTGGTTCCCAAACCAACAGCACTTTGATGCATAACCATGCTCAATTCATTATATTCAACTGTTCCCTCACTTGTTGCGATTGCAACGATTGTTTTAGCAGATCTTGGGCAGAACATCTCAAATGGTGCTTTACCAGCAGCACTTGGAAGACCTGTTGTAGTTGCACTTCCTACGGTGGCCACAATGACCTCACCGCCACCATGAGCAGATCCACCTAGTGTTGTAGCAGCACCAATATGAACAAGTGCTCCTACTGGATTTGATCCTGCTCCTATGCTAGTTGATATACCAGCAGTTAGTGAAGTTGTAAGACCAAGTTCATTAAGGTTATATGAAAGTGTGGTCACATTATAGTTGTTGAATTCACTCTTAATTGGGAAGAATCTAAGAACAGCCTCACTACCATCAACAGTAGAATCCATAGAACCAAGATCTCTCACAGTGTCTACTTGACCATATTGGTTAATCATAGATTGACCACTAATCGGATCAAATAATGCATTAACCATCATTAACTGCCTTTCACCCTCAAATAATCTATCTTTTACATATACGATAAATCTATTTTCCTTATTTCCAGAAATATTGTATCTACCTATTTCAGAGAAAGGTGTATTTCTTGGTTGATCTTGGAAATCATCACTAATATTTTTAATGGTAATAACTCTATTACCAACTGATTCAGCATAGTCAATTAAAATACGATTTTGGAAGGTAATTTGATCAGAAAGATTACCAGAAGCTGGAGCTCTTGATTTTAAGTTTTCTGTAACTAAATCAAAGTTATTAACTTCATGTAAACTTTCAAATCCCTGTAAATCAATAACACCAGTAACTGTTCCAGCTACACCAACAACCATTGATGCCTTTTGAGCAACTGGTAGATTTGATTCTACTTGAAGATTGCTAAATTTTTGGAAACCTGCAGTGTGATTTAAAGTATTGACAATATCTTTCCATCTATCAAAGAAAACTCTAGATTTAATCGCATATGCAAATCTTTGATAATATTCATTCTCATGAGTTACCTGTAGAACATTACTTAAGAATCCAGTTTCATATTCCCAACCATTATTGACCATTGAGAAATAATCTAGAATAAAATTAGTGTCAAATGTAAGAACTATCTCAGATACAGTTCCTTTTGCACCTGTTTCTGCAGATTCAATTAATTTACCAACCTCAAAGTCACTAGCTGCTTCGATGGTCAACCACTGACTTTCTTCATCATAATCAAAAGCAAGACCAGATACTGGGCCAACACTTGTTTCTGATGTTAGAGTTTCATTAGCATTAAATGTGTTAGGTTGCAATTCAACAGAGAATTGTGGGAAATCTCTTTCTCTTACTAATATTGCAGATGATAACGTGGCATTAAAATTACCAGGTATTTCACCAGATGGAAGATTGCCACCTAAACTATAAGTTACAATACCAACGTTACCTAGATTTTGATGAACTTGAGTTACTTCAAATGTGCGATATTGATATGCCTCTGAGTTATATCCAAATCCTGTAGATCCAACACCAACACTAGCATTTTCAACAAATAACTTATCTCCAACTTCTATTGGAAATTCATTTGCAAAACTGTATGCAACTTTTAATGTTGCTGCAACAGTATCTGTAGATGAATCATAAACAAGATTTGTTACTCTAATTCCATTAGGATTGTTAACAGGAACTATGATAGGAGTTATATTTGTTAAACCAAAAGTGTTTTCAACAATATCAACATATCCTTCTCTATCTGGAGTTGCAAGATTATATCTCAAATCTGCATCAGGATCTTTTGATCTACTAACACCATCAAGAACAACTAACTGTGGTGGTTGATTGTAACCTCTACCATATGAAGTAATACCAACAGCCTTAAGACCAGATAGTGCTTCAATTTTAATAATCTGAGGTAATTTGGATTGTGGTCTTAATGTAAAGTCTGATGGATAATCAAAACCAATATTATTAATCTTTGCAGTTTTTGGTATACCTATAGATCTACTAGATGCCTCTAGAATAGCACCTGTACCCGTGTCAGAGGTCACAGTTGATACACCAGGTAATCTGGTATAGCCTTTACCTTTTTCAGCGATAGAGATCGCTGCTATTGGGCCATATGCAGTCTTAGATGTGGTATCATAAATGATCTCAGTTGTTGAGGAACTTGTATAAGATGCTTCTTCTGGATAATTGTCTATATCGTAAGTAAACGTATTATCAGAATTTGCAAGAATGTTAAATTGACCAGCATAACGACTATCCTTGAAGTTTAATGTATTGTTTCCTTGAATTTCTTTATCTAAAACAAGTTCTTTATTTACATCAGGGTTATCAGTAGATGTATTAGCAACTAGGTTATAGTAAAGTATATTTGGAGTATTATTGTTATATGTTAATACCAACTTACCATCAACACCAACTGTTCCTGATCTGGTTACATTAAATGTTGATGATTTTTCATTTGACGTATACTCATGTATAAAGTTGTAATCAGTGTAAAGTTCTAGATCAAATGCTGGTAATGTATCGGCAACTTTGATATATGATAAAGATGAATCTGATAGATCAAATGTTATTGTTCCATTTTTGTAGAATTCTAAAGGTGGATTAACTAAATTAAGAACTCCACTATTTCCACTGTTAGCAGTTAAAATTCCAACAAACTTAGGTTTTCTCTGTTGTGTTTGGAATCTACTGCCACACAACTTTATTTTATCTTTATTAATAACGTATACAAAATATTCCTCATCATTAACTAAACCACCCATTGGGCTAGATGATGTATGAATAACTCTTTGACCAGTCACCATTTCATGATTAACTATTTCAATAGTATCAGGTATACCTGTTAATGCAGTTGATGTATTAATACCAGATGCAGTAAAGTCTAAAGTTCTTGCAATTAACTTTCTATTTGCTTTGTTATATTTGATAGGAACTGTTGTGGTAATACCAGCATTGACAGTTAAAAATACTCTATCATTATGACCTAATCCATGACTACTTGCAGTAGATACAGTTATTAAATTTTTCTCTATAGAACCTTTAATAGTTTTATCGTGAGCAATTTTTAAACTATGGTATACACCAGTTCCAATACCTGTGAAATATAATAAACTTTGTTTTTTAGTTGTAGCAGCAGCACCTACAAATACATCTTCTGGATCTACACCATCACCAGGTGTTCCTAAACCAATTCTAACTGTCGATAAACCAATTAAATCATCACTAAGTTTTGCCACAAATAAAGGCACTGATTCTGGTAAATCTGCAGAGGCAACTAGTAAATCAGCATTTGCACGATTTGTTGCCATTCCTATATTGTTACCAGTATTTCTTTGATATGTAACCTTATCGCCAGTTTTAAATTTATGATTTGGTA